AAGATCGATACTCGCACGAGGATGCCTTCAACAGAAAGCATGCAATTGACATGTTCACGATTTATATGCTGCACTACTGCACCGAGGAACGCCTGGGGAGACAGCCAACTGCAGAAGATTTGTCCAGGGTGCACAATGGTGGGCCCAACGGATACAAGAAAGAAACAACCAAGAAGTACTGGAAAAAGGTACAAGCAAACATACTATAACAAATGCCAGATAAGAAAAATGAATCCTTATTCAAGGTTAACGCAGAAGAAGTTCTCAGCAGGGGGCTCCAAGCTATGACGCAATCATGCGAGGCGCTCACCAAGCAGAATGAAATACTGAACAAAGATATAGACAATCTTAAGAAAAAAATTGACATGCTTCAGCACAGAATCTTGTCTAACGCAGAAGAAAGGGAGTAATGCGAGAAAACGATAAAGAAAGAATACAGACCAGGATAGATATGATCCGTGCCGAGAGCCGAGTTCTTACCTACAAGATAGAGCGCATGCTTGAACAGCGCAAGGATCTATCCAACGAAAAGCGCAGGCTGAAAGAACTAATTACTACGGAGGATACAGAAGATGCCTCTTCCTAGCTCTGGCGAAATGTCGCACTTCGGAACTGGGGCCGTGCGCGATGCAATGCAACATAAGGGTCTACCCAGTCAAATGCCAATGTCGGCGCTCAGGGCAGTTTCTCGCAGGTTTGAGGACGGAGCGGAAAAGTACGGACGCGACAACTGGAAGAAGGGCATTCCTCTATCTAGATACATTGATAGTATTTACAGGCATCTGTGGGATTTCATGGACGGAGATGAAGCCGAGGACCATCTGTCCGCGGTGATTTGGAATGCCATGTGCCTGTACGAAACAAAGGATAGGATCGATGAAGAAGTCCTTCCAGAATCTCTTAACGACATAGGATTATAATGCAATACATCAAGCAGAGTGACCTGAAGGATTGGAGAAACCAGAACAGCACCAACAAGTGCCCTATTACTTCTGCTTGCATGGATGATTGCGTAGTGGATCACTCGCACGATACAGGGAAGGTACGAGGAGTCCTGCATAGACAGAGCAATGTTCTGCTCGGGAAGATAGAGAACGCATGGAAAAGATACGTTCAGAAGAGCAGTGCAGTAGAACTACCTGAAGCTCTCCGTAATATGGCGGATTACCTGGAGAAGGAGGACCTGGACTTGTTGCATCCCTATGGTGCTACTCAACTCAGTAAAAAGTTTGCAGTAAAAAAAATGCAACAACAGGAAAAAATTTTGCTTGACCTTGGTTTTCATGAGTCAGATATTACAGATCTGAACAGCGCAGAAAGAACCAAGCTCTTCAGAAAAAAAATAACCGAAAATAAATATGAGTCATAACATAAGACAAAAGCTACAAGGGATACAAAGTTCCTTGATTGCTCCGAAGGGGCAAACCAATAAGTTCGGAGGGTACAAGTATCGCTCCTGTGAAGACATCCTAACTGCATTAAAACCATTACTTGCAGAATGGAGTTGTTGCTTAATTATCTCCGACGAGATAGTTGAGAAGGGTTCCAAGTTGTTCGTTGAAGCAACAGCAACTCTTTACGATAATGATAGTTCGGAAGTTCTACTCTCAAAAGGAGAAGCAGAGCACGCCGACACAAAGAAGGGCATGGACCAAGCCCAGATTACTGGCTCGGCATCATCGTACGCTCGTAAGTACGCCCTCAATGGCTTGTTTGCAATCGACGATACCAAAGATGCAGACGCTACCAATACGCACGGAGTTACATCTCCAAATAAACCACAACAAAAGAAAGTAGAGGATCTTTTTAACCAATAAGTAATATGGAATACGATAATACAAATACAGGTGCATCCTTCAAGAACACCTATAAAAAGAAGGAATCACAACCAGATATGACAGGTACACTTAACGTAGAAGGCGTTGATTACCGCATGTCAGGTTGGTTCAACGAGAGTGAAAAAGCAGGTAAATACATCAAGTGGAAGGTCACCAAGAAGGATGAGGATAGTTCGCCGAAAGACGAATCCTCTCCATTCTAGAGTATTTATCCAAGCGGGGAGGAGTTTTCCTCCTCGCTTTTTTTTACGATGCCTAGAAATATTAATCTACCAAAAGCCAGGGTCTACATCAGAGAGGACATGTGGGGAGGTTCTCCGCACTCTTTCAAGGAAGCCTGGTTAGTTTCGGTCAGGGCCCTCAGGGGTAGACCTTTTTGTTTTCAGGTTTGGGTGGACGATTGCTGTGCTTGCTACGACAAGGTACGCCCAGATTGCCTATATTGGAAGAAACCAGAGGAGGGGCATGAACCCTACGACCTGGTGGATATTCAGATGTGGGAATGCCTGAGCAATGATATTGAATTATTTCACAAAGCCCAACTCGCGGATGTACCCATGCTAGTCAACATGAGCGACGAGATGCCGCAGGGTAACTATTGGTTCACCATAGATTGCCTGCCAGAGAAACAATCTCTTGGTTGCCTGGATGTAGGTGATTCTGACATCTTGGACGAGCACAAAGAAATGAACGTAGTGCGCATGCAGAATGGTCAGATCGCAATATATCCGAACAATAGATTGAAGTGGATTCCCGAATCCTTGTCCACCGATGAAGCCATAAAGAAAAAACCTAATTGGAAGGTTGCTGAGAATGCAGTCTGGGACAAAGAATGGCTAGAACAACCGTACGAACTGTACGGGAACTTAGATTGGAGTTATTAGAATGGATGCTCAAGCAATGCGAAGTTGTATAAAATACTTCGAAAAAGTAACAATGAACGAAATCAAAAAAGCGCACAGATACGAGGACTGCGACAAGATACAATTAACCGACTACGCTAAATGCCTCGTGGATAAAAACTCAAAAAGAAAGCGTTCTGGGTTGACAGGATACGCGGAGTATCTTTTAAATAAAACTTGTAACAATAAGATCTAGTATTCGTTTTATTGTTCAATACAGTCATAGTATAAAATAAACCTATCAGGGAGTGAGGTAAGTCCAAGGGTAACCGAGGACGGGTATTATTCACCTTGTTTAAGCCTCACGGAGCCTCCATCGACTTTTCCTATTTTGTCGGTGGGGGCTTTTTTACATACTGCGCAGAAGCTTGCCGACTTCCTTGTTGATAACGCCCTTGCGCTTCATCTCGTAGAAGAGAGCCCTGTTCCTGTGCGCTCCCATGCTCTTCAGGACACGTACGCGCTCCAGTATGCTCATGTTCATCAGGAGCTTGTCCTGAGGCGTTCTACCGCGTTTCTCGTCGTTTATACGGCGATTGTGCTCTCTTTGTAGGGATTCTGCCAGGAACCTGCTTTGAGCGTCTCCTGTGCGTAATTCACGTATTGCTGCAAGAGTTTCTCTCCTGTTCTTGCCTTCGGCGATTTCGGTGTACTGCTCTCCCAGGGTCTTCTGCACTCCGCGCTGGAACGGTTCAAAGTCCATGCCCCGAACAATACGGAAAATATCAGTGCTGCGCACTCCAGCTTCGCGCAGTAGATTGATGCGCTCTTCTTCTGTGTAGCCGAATGCCTTCAGGCGTTCGAAAGATTCCGAGATCCTGTTGTAGGACACCTCAGCCTGCTCTACAGCCCGTCGGTAGGATTGCTCTAATTGCTCTGGGCTTAATTGATCTGCTTTGTATTTAGCATCAGTGGTATAGGATCCTCTGGCGTTTGAGTAACCCTGCACGAACTCCTGCACCCTGAACTTTGCCATTTGGTTGAAGTCAATCTTAGTTAACCTAGCGCCCATCTGCCGCATGAAGATTTCTTGCATGGAGTAATCCCCGAGCCCCCTGTAAGCCTTAAATAGCTTTGTACCTTCATTGTAAAAACCAGGTCTGAATGTTTCAAAGGCGAACTCCTTGAGCAGTGCTGCAAATTTGGCAGCTCCTTCTTTGTCGGTTATGACCTTCCCGTACACGTCCCTATTGTCCAGGGCTCTATAGAGATTCTGCCCAATAAAAGTACCTTCACCCACAAAATTGTCCACCACTGCACCTAGTGCACTCTGCACGTTCTTTTCTGCGTTCTCTTCAATGAATGGGTTCTGTGCTTGAGCTATGGCGGACTTCATCAGTCCAGTGAACATGGTATGCGGGAATAAATAACTTGTTGCTGCAGAAGTTCCTGTTTTAGTTTTTGGGTTGTAGGTGGCAACGATATCTTGGTTGCGCATGTAACTAGGTGAAAAGAACCTGAAGCTCTCCATGTCCCTAGGGTCCACCCTGTCTCCCGCGTCCCCAGACATTTTTCCGATAGCATCTCCAACCAGAGATGAAGCTCCATACGCTGCAAACATAGTTGCAGCAAGATAAAATAGTCGTTGGAATCCCTCTGATCTTAAAGCGTCCCTGGATGCTTCATTTAATTGAATCCCGAACTTCTTTGCGAAAGCATCGCCGTCTATCATCCTTAGCGCATAGCTAATTTGATTTCCCGTATTGCGAGCGAGCTCCAGCGTGAAGGTAACGAATGGAGGTAGTATACCAGCTCTGGATAGCTTCCTGCCCAGGGACCAGGTTCTGGCGTAGTTCTGGTAGGTGTCGTTGGTTATTTCAGCTGCTATTCTTTTTATCTGATCTCTATTTACGGCAGTAGCATCACCTGCATTTAATATGTCGGTTAATCTCTTCTGATTGTGCTTCCAGATTGCGAATCTAGTCGCGGTATCCGAGATACTATAAAGTTTACCAGCGCCTGCAGTCAGTCCCCTTGCGATATCTCCTAAACGTCCGTTGTTGATTGCATCAGCAACTTCATTGGCTGCTATGGTAGCATTGCCGATTCCGTACTTGTACATCTCAGCCATATCGTTGGATATTTTTTCTCTGACGGCTGGGTCGCTTATTTTCTTTGCCCCCTTGCTGAGTTTTGCCCCTGAGTTGTACAGAGAATGTATTTCTCTAAAAGCTAGACTTGCACCTTCTCCGTAGTTAGAAATATTACTTAAACTAGGTAGTAGCCCATTGCTGAACATGGAGGCTTGACCGCCTATAAGATTGACCATGTAAGAAGGAGGATTAAATATAACCTTGGCTGCTTTAGAGCCAGTCACTCCAATGCCATAGATCTGAGCAAGGGTATTGCTTGCTTCATCTGCAGCCTGCCTGCTGAAGCCAGTCTCGTACAATCTGCTTATGGCCTTTCCAGCTTCGTAAGGTATATAAAGCTGCCTGCCCTGCGCGTCAGTGCCCTGAGTGTACTTCGGGCTGAACTCAATACTATCCTCAGTTTTAACTGTGCTTATCAGACCAGCTTCTTCTAGTCCTTGCTTTAGTTTTACGTCGGACTCCATATTAGCTAGATGCCTTATTGTATCTCTAATTCTGAAACGAGCCTTTAATCCGCTAGCTAGAAATGCTTGATCTACCTCTCCCAAGAAGGCTCTTTCTTTTGGCCCAGGGGCATGCCCATCTATTATCACCTCAAAACGACCAGGCAGAGAAACAAGCAGGTCCGCTTGCTTGCTGCGTCCAGTTCCTTTATCCTTCGCTTTCGCGAACATGGACTTGATGTGCGTTAAGTGCCTTTTTGCTACCTTCTCTGCTTTTTCTGGGTCTGTTCCTTGCATTATACGGGAACTAGTAATTTCCTCCAGCACTTCTTCTTCAGAGATTTTATTCTGCACGAACTCTTTATTTGTGAAGGCTTTGTACTGCTGCGTGTCAAATGACCTATGATAATCCTTCGCCAACGGTTTAAGCCTATTAAGCACTGCCGCCTTCGCCTCCTTAGGCAAGAACTCAAGTTCATTGGAATCCTTCAGGATGGATTCTATTTCTTTAAGAACTTCTTTTTCTATGGACCTGAATGATTGCAAGTCACCAGCGATGCCTTCGTCCAGCAAAGCATCCGAAAGAGGCATGCCGTCCAGGTAATCATTTATGTCATCGGCTAGGTGCGGCTTCGACATAATCGTCTTATCGATTGCATTCTGCAGCCTGGTCGATAGAGCTTCTGCTGATTGGATCCTATCCGCAAAGTTAAGGTAATCCTCGCGGAAGTTGCGTACTCCCTTCAGAGCCTTAGTGGGAGCTATGAAACTTTTTATGTCGGACAGCATTCTGGGAACTGGGTTCTGACTACTTTGCAGCGCCTGCGCTGTGCGCTCCCTAATCATTCTCTCTGCAGTTCTGTCCAGTTGTCTTTGCGTTATGGGTGCACCTACGGCATCCTGCAACAATTCATTCAGATCCTCCTTGCCGACTTCTCCCCTCGCGATGATTTCATCAATCTCCTTTGGACTCTTTCCGATCAAGGTGGCAACCTTGTCCGCATCCGAGAACTTGTACTGCGCTTTACCTACAGCAGTTCCCAGAAGACCACCAGTGCCAGCGGCTATAGCTATATCTAACCTAAAAGGATTGAACTCCTGCTCATCAATAGCATCCGCAATGTAGCGCTCTGACCCAGCAAGAGCCATGGATTTAAATGCGTCTCTTTTTACTGGGTCCGTCAGAGGAGCTTTTACCTTCGTTAGCATATTGTTGACTA